TTGGAAAGGATTAGTTGCTGCTCCTCCACCTCCAGCTCCTCCACCAGGTAAAGCACCTGCTGGTCTTGGTGCTGGTGAAGAACTACCACCTGCTGATTTGATTTGTGAAATTGCTTTAGCAGCAGATGCAATTGCTGATGCAATAGATAAACCTGCTGATATTGTATTTATTGTAACCCAAGGTTGACCAAATGTTAATGGAGAGGCTGCTGCTGCTTTTGCATTTGCAATACCAGTAGAAGCTATAATTTGACCAATAGAGGCTGCTTGTTGAACAATAACTGCTGCGATTGCTGCTTTTTTATTCTCACCACCAATTTGATCAATTAATCCTCCTAATTGCATTAATAAACCAAACTTAGCATTTTCAACTTCTAATACTCCTACTTTTTTAGCAGTAGCAATATCAATTTCTGTTTGTTTGGCTCGTTCAGCTCTATCTTTATCTATTTGATCCCACTTAGTTTGGAGTTCATTTTCTTTATATCGTTGTGCTTCAATTAATGGACCAATTTCTTCACCATATAAAATGGCCATCATAATTAGTTCATCATAATAAGCTTGCATTTGAGCTAATTCCTCAGCTCTTTGATCCTCTTCAGTAACAATACCTCCAAGTCGAATTTCTTCTAAAATATCAAAATATTCTTGTGCTGCAGCTCTTTCAGAATCTAATTCTGCTTGTCTTTCCGCTTCTCTGTCAGCAGCATCTTTCTTTCTATCTTCAACTCGTTTTAAACGTTTTTGTTCTTCTGTATTGGCTAATTGTGCTAATTGAAGATCAATGTTAGCTTGTCTTTTACGAGCTTCATTTAATTTATCTTGTAGTTCTTTAGCTTTATCTGTATTTGGATTTACTGCATCTGCTAATGCTGTTGCGTATCCATAAATACCACCAACGGCTTGAGCAGCACCAATTTTAATTTGTTCCCAAAATGTTACTTGACGTGCTTGTGATTGTTCGTTTTCTAATTGAACTGTTAAATTATCAATTAGTTGTTGATTCTGTGCTTGTTGTAGTAGTAATTGTTGTTTTATTAAATTTACTATTTCTGCATCACTTTGACCTCTTAATTCAGTAGCTTGTAAATTTAGTTTTAGTATTTCTAAATTAACATCACCTTCTGTAATTTGTTCAGTTAATAAATCATTTTGATATTCTAATTCATTATTTGAACCTGAAATAGCAGCAGTAATATCATCCCAATAGGCAATTATAGTTCCTAATGCAACTACAAATGCTCCAATACCAGTTGCAATTAATTGAGCTTTAGTTACTCTACCAAATATTTTAGCTTGTGCCGTTGCTAATATAGTTGATTCTTTTATTTGTCTATATCCTTCAGCTAAATCTTTTAATCCAACACCTAATGCAATTGCACCTAAAGCTTGTCTTTCAAAATTACCTAATTTTTCATTCTCTACACCTAATAAAGCTAAGGCACCTGTAACAGTGGCAACTGAACCTGTTAATGATTTTATAGCACCATCAGCAGCTAAAAATTTCTTATCTGCAGTAAATCCTTCTACTTTTTGATTTACTTGATCTAATTGTCCTGTTAATTTTTGTGATTGGGCTGATAAGTCTGAAAATGCCTGAGAATTGACATCTACTTGTTTCAATTGCTGGTTAACCGCCTCTAATTCTTGTTCTAAAGAAGCAATGCTAGTTACCGCATCTGAATCATTTACTTTTATGTTGTACTGAATGGTAGTCGCCATTGAATGTCTTTTAATTAATCATAAATATGTTTTTCACAAAATTATAGATTGTTCATATTATGGGAAACAGTTACCCTCACCATGGAACGAAGCACTATTAATTAATTTAACAGTCCAACTATTTTTATATAAACAGAATGTTTCTGATCCAGGAGTTGTTCTTGTGTAATTAATAGGAGTTGCCTCACAATCTGTACCTATAACTTGGAATGCATCACCCACAAATGTATTAGTAAGTCTTATTTGTTCACATGGTACATCTAATGCTCCTGTAGGACATCCTTTTAATGGTGATAAATCAGTTAAACTATTTATTGATAAGCCTGTTACGTTTTTAGCATATCCCCAAATTTTATAAGTACTTTGAGGTGTGCCAAATAAAGAACCAGATATTCTAGTGTTAATTGGTAATGCTGGGTCTCCAGAAGGACCTGTAAATGCTGAGGTTGAACCAGTTGGTATTGTTGTTCCAACACTTCCACCACCGTCACAATCTCTAATTACATAATAATAAACATCATCTGTTAAATCTGATTCGTACTTAGTTACATCATTGTATACTGGATATTCTTTTAATAATTCAACTTTGCAAACATCAGGGTAAGTTATGTTAAATCCTGTAATTTTATTTATTCTATATCTTTGATTTTTAATTACAATGATATTATTTAATTTGATATCTTTATACTCTTCAGGATTAAATTGTAAATCTAATGTTAATTTTCTTGCTTCATCCCAATATAATCCTTGAATGTAATTATTCCAATATGTCTCATAATTTGATAATGACCTTGATTCATTTTGTTGGAATGTTCCTCCTACAGCTGTATAATCAGGGTATTGTGTATCAAAATGTAAATTATAGATAGGAGTATCAGTAGAAGATGTTAATGCAGAAATATTTGCTAACGTAGAATAAGCAGATGCTGAGTATAATGTTCCACCTAAATCACCAAAATAAAAGACATTATCAACACAAGGTCCAGCTGATATATTATCTAATTTATATCCTAATCTAGGTTTAAATGCAAATGTTTCTTGTTTATTTCCACTAAATTTATATAAATGAGGAATAAACATTGAATTACCTGATAGGTTAAATGTTGGTTGTCCTTCTTCTGTTACTGAACCTGATTGTATTAGTGAACCTACAATTGTAGGAGCAAAATATGTTGTAATTTTTCTTGTGCCAATTGGTACTTCATTTGATGAAACAACTTGAATTGTACCATATTGCAAGTTTGGTTCATTATCTTTTGCTAATTTAGAAAATCTATCTTCATCCTCAGCATTACCTATTTGTAATGTTTTGTTTTGTTCTGATATAGGATGTTTAATTGAGATACGTTTAGCAGTATCATATTTTTGTGTCCAATCAACTACTTCACCTTGTTGCATCCAAGTATCAAATGTTTCAATTCTAATTGTTTTTTCAGTACCATATTCTGGTGTTAAAATTAAATTGAATTGTTCTATGAACCCTTTTAATATATCAGATGTTTTAGTATCCCCATTAAATTGTTCATTCATTTTAACTGTAGTACCAGTATACACACTTGGTGCTACAGTCATTTGTAAAAAGGTATCTGAACCGCTTACAGCACTAAATGCTTGACCATTGTATGTAGTATTATAATTAAAAAATTCAATTTTAGGAAGTAAAAAATCACCCTCAGCCATTGAAAATATTCGTGAACCTCCTATTGTAGCATTTGCCGCAGGGAATGTATTAGTAAATACTCTAGAACCCATTGAAAGAATATTAATAAGGGTACCAAATTGATTAAATACTTGAACTTCAAGTGTAGCAACAACACCTGATCCTGGGCCTGTAGGAGCACAATCAGTTAATTCTACTTGTGCATTTAGTGTATATGTGCCTGCTGTTGGTGCAGTATATTTGGGTTGGGGAGATGTTTCATAATTATTTGATGGATCACTAAGTTCCGAATCATATGAAGCAGTATATATTGCATAACTATTAGTAGGTACACCTGGAAATGAATCATCAGAACTGTATACTGCTAAAAATGTATTATCTATACTACCACTTAAAACAGGGCCTAATTCTTCATTTGATTTAGGCATTAAAAATAAATTCTTAAATGGTGACGTATCTAATACATCATCTGTAATAAAATCAGAAACATAATTGTATCCTGCTTGTTCAAACATTACATCAACTACACTTTTAGCTTTAATTGCTGGTTGCCATTGTTGTAATCCCATTCTTGATCCTGAACAATCTATATTACCTATTAAGTTTTGAAACCCATTAACTTGTATTCTGGGAAGTGTAGGGTATAAAATAGATTCATCAGTTCCATAATCGGCTAGTGGATAAAATACATTTCCACTAACTAATGCATTGTTAAATCCATCTAAAATTGCATCACCTGAATAAGTGTGATCATATGCTGAAAAATCTGCTTCAGCAATAAATTTACCCTCTAATTGTGTTTTAAAGTCAATTGTTTGATCTACAATTTGACATTTGTATGTAATATAACCATCATCACTTGCTATAACCTCTTTTAGGAAAAATTTTCCTTCAATTAATGTGTCTCCATCAAGTAGGAGATATGCTTTTAAGAACTCATAAAGAGCAGGTGTATCAACTGAACCTGGATCATTGGCATTCTTGAAGAATTTATTGTTTATTTTAGTTCCAGGTAAATCAAACGTTTGAGAACCAATCCCAAACACTCGACCAATTTTATCATTTTCTAATGAAGAAATATCTAAACGAAGGGGGATGTTAGAATCAATATCTAAATCAGTCGTTACACTTCCACTTACTACTCTTAGTACAATATCTCTATTCATATCAAATTTTTATTTGTGCACTAGAGGGGCAGAAGTTACGAATTCTCTTTTGCTCCTCCAAGTTTTTTACAACCTGCTTCTTCTTTGGTTTGCTCTTTTATATTTTATTTTGTATTGGAACAAATGTTCTCTACCATCAGTGTCCCAAATATATGATTTATTTGTTACAACAACAGGTACAAAATCATAAGTACCAGATGCTTCATTTTTAACTTGTTCAAATACATTAGGTGATTCAAATAGTTCAGTTAACCAATTTGCAGTATTCTGATCTATGTATTCAGTTGTTATTTCTACATTATCATCTAATGAAGCATAGTATTGCTGATCAGTGCGATTACTAATGTTAAATGTTGATGTTGTAGACGAATAGTCAGCTAATGCTTTTATATTATTTTCCCGTTTGATTTTCGTTGATTTCTTTATGGGTGTTGGTATGCTATAATAATCCCAAGTTCCATATTCATTAATAAAAGCAAATCTTGTTACAGGATATCTTTGTCCATTTAAAGTAGGATTATACTGTATAACAGGTGATTCTGAACCCGCAGATAATTCTAATGAACATAATTCATTATTTACATACCAATATGATGATGATAGTGTACCTGAAGTTCCTCTAAATACTACATTAACTTCATAATGTGACCAACTTCCAGTAAATAAATCATTTACATCACTATTACTAGAACTTCTAAATGATTGAGGACCAACACCTAAAGTAAGTATTTTATCTGCAATACTACCTGTAAGTGTGTGAAATGTTTCTTGACCTACTTTTGTTCCTGCACTATTAAATACTTTAACATAAGAATTTAAATAATCAAAGTTTGATCCATTAGGGTATTCAGTAAAGAATGAAATTGTTTCCCAATCTGATGCTGAAATAGGAGTTGGATAAGTAACATCTTGTTCATTTTCATATCCAATAGGATTGTTTGATAATCTAGGTCCTCTTAAATCATCATAATCATAATTTCTTGCTGGATCAGATGGTGACGGTTCTGTAAATGAAGATGTGTCAAATCTATTAACATTAAAGTTATATGAATTATTTAACACCATATCATTTATGCCTTTAAAAATAAATGATCCTGTAGAATATACTTCTGGGTCACCTGCAGCATAAGCAAATTCTAATCCATTATATACTGTAACAGATGATGAAGTAGAAGTACCATACTCTTCACCAAATGCTACTACAAATTTTTTAGCATAATTAATTGCCTCTAAAGCAGGTAATGCTTCCCAATTGTTATCATAACCTAATTGTTGTTGAATTGCTACAGAAAAATCAAATACACCTTTATCATCAGCATTAAGTGGAGTTTTAAATCTAGCTATTCTGGTTTCACTACCACTAAGGTATAAATCAGCTACATACTTGAATTGTGGATTATTAGTACGCGAACTTTCCACTACATACATTAATTTGGTATACGCCGCATTTGGTGATGTAGGTTGTTGTGTTATTGTTACTCCTGGTGTTGGTACTGACATTATCTAGCTGTTCTTTGGTTTGACAATTTATACTCTATATCGTATTTAAATACTTTTTGTCCTCGTTTATTGGTTTTCCAATTATAAGTAACTGATGTTAAATTAACAGGTTGAAATGTTTTTCCTATTTGAACATAAACATCTGGTGAATCAGATAATTCTGTTAACCAATTTGCTTCATCCTCATCTAACCAATCTGATGCTATTAAAAATTCATCTGATGGTTGTGCATAGTAATTATCTAATCCCCTTGAATTTATATCATATATGTCACCTACTAAAATAGGAACACTTCCACTAAAATCAACAGCATATAAATCTTGTGATTGGAAATGTGTTCTAGTTACTGTTTTTCTAGGTTTAATTTGGGTTTGTTTTGATAATGGTAAATCAATATTATAATAATCCCAAGTACCAAATTTATTAATAAACGCAAATCTTACCCTATCATAATTTTGACAACCAGCATTGTAATACCAATGATCACTAAATCTATCTTCAGCATTGTTTTTGACAGTTATATCTGTATATACATTATATGATGTCCAAGAACCTGTTAAAAATGCATTTCTAAGATTACTACTAGTTGCTTTTAAATTGTTAGGTCCTGAACCTATATATCTTAACATATTTTGATTATTATCAACTGATGCTGTAACTAAAATATCTTCATATGCAATTGTAGTTGAACCTGAGTATACTGTTATTTCAATGGAGTTAAATTCAATAGCTTGTGAACCTGAAATGTTATCAATAAATGTTAGTGTATCCCAATCATTATCATATATTGGAGTACCAAATGATGCTTTTTTCTCAACACCTGTTACTCTATCATTTCCTCTATTTGGGTTATTTGATAATACCCTACCAGCATATGCCTCAAAATCCCAATCATAAGAACCCTCATCATACTCATTAACAATTAAAAATAAATTGTTTTGTGAACATGTAACAGCTGGTTCACCAATATTTCCTAAACCGTCTCTAACTACAGTACTACCAGATGGTGTTGGTGCGTATTCTTCTCCTCCTATAAAATTAAATCTGTTAGCATTTATATTTTGAGTAAATGTAGAACCACTTGTATACCATGGTTTATCATAAGATAAATAATCGCGCACTAACGGCGCTAAATCTATTGTTCCAACACCCCCATTAAAATTAGCATTACTGGCCAGTTTAATACGTGTTAATCGCTGACTCATGTCATTAGCGTTATATACATCTAAAACATATTTGAATTGTGGTTCTCTTACATTTTCAGAATACAATACTAAAGGCAAAGTATTAATCACTGCATTATTTTCTTCAGGTAACCCTAAAATATAAAGCGATTGTGATGGTGTAGTTGGAGTAGGAGGTGCTGCCATGTTATACTATTGCTGATTGTTTAAATGCTATGGCTACTGATTCTTCAATGTCTTTACCTGTTGCTTCTTCAATGGCCATATCCCCAAAATTATTTTTTACTTCTTGTATTGCAGGTGCTGCAAATGGTCTTGCTTTAGGATTAGTACCTCTTTTAGCAATGTTTTTTGCAATTGCAAATGCAAATTGATCTATTGTTGCCCCTGCTTTTGGTCTTAAATTTCTTCTTTTAATCCAATTCCTGATAGGCGCAATAGGAGGCATCATACCTGCTTTTCTACCTATTCCTTCTTCTACTGTAATCCCATACCATTCATTAACAGCAACAACAACCATTTGTTGGTTTTCAAATACCTCACTAACAATAGATTTGGCTAAATCACCTGTAATAAATGAACGATTGTCCATTAAGTTATTTACCATTTGATCAACAACACGTTGTCCAAATTCACCTAATACTGCTGTTAAATTTTGGTTGTTTTCCATTTATTGAGGAAATTTACAATAATCCCAAATTCCTGCTTCTATAATGTTTATGTTCGACATCCACCCATATGCTCTATCATTAAATGCTTCTGCAATAGGTATCATATCAATCATTTGATATTCTATATCTTGTTGATAAGGTCCTCTATTAAAATAACTTCCTATATCATAAGATACTTGCTCCATTCTAGAAATTAAATCTACAGGAGATTGAGTTGCTAATAATGGAACATCTAAACAATACATTTCAAATGTTAATGTTCTAACTTTATCTATTAATCCTGGTGAAGGCATTGGACGTAAAAACACATAAGGATATTTTACGTTTTGTGAACTGGTATCTAAATAATCTAAACTACCAAAAGCAAATGTTTGAACATAATCATGTAAATTACATGCTGTTTCAAATAAATCAACTGTTTGCTTAAAAGTCCTCATTTGTGACATACTACTTTTTTTTATTTACTAATTTTAAAGCAATGATTCCACTGATTATAAATCCTAAGTAAAGCCATGCCTCCATTATCTTAATCTTACTTTTTGTCGTGCTTCACGTTCTGCACGTTTTTGTTCCTTAATCATTTCTTGATTCCAATCACTTTCAATCCCTAAGTAATTTAAACAGAATATAAAGTTTAATTTAGTGATACTAGTATCTCCTGTGACTTTAAGGATATCGGATTTTGAGAGTTGATAAATTGTAGCAAACCATCCCCAATGTTGGTTAAATGTCTTAGAGACTGTCTCTCCGCTATCTTCATCCACTTCTTCTCCAGCTCCGTTGAATAAACTTTTGTATTGTTTAAGGACAGAGTTACGCTGGCTAAAAAAAAACCCAACGCACCCATTATATACTGAAATGGAAAGTGTTTAAATTCATCAGCTCTAATATCTCTTTCAGCTACATCGTATTCTTCTATTTCATAGTATTTGAATAGATTTTCTTGTTTACCACGAGCTACTTTAATACCATTTTTTACTTGGTATTCTAGAGATGTTATTCTATTTTTGGTTACTGGTCTATACAAAATAGCAGCTATTGTTTCTAAATTCTCCATTGGATCTTTACATAAACGTTCTAAATCAACGTATTCACCCAATGTCATTTTTTTAATAGAAGCATAGCCATATTCTACATCATTAAATTTCAATACAGGATAAAATTGTTCCTGTGCATCAATTGGAGATGATAAATCTGTTGCTATTTTAGAAATAGAATTGATGTCCCATTTTCTAATTTCTTCCCTATCAATTTCAGTAAACAAATGTACTGTTTCGATAAGTTTTTCAAAACCCGAAAGATGTTCGAGTGTATTTAATTTTCGAAAATTAGCAATTGATATATAATCTGGGATTTGTAACTCTAATTTCATATAGAATTATTTATCGTCAGTTTTACTTTTTTTCACTTCAACAACAGGTGCATCTAATACTTTATCTACTTCCTGTTTGTGAATACCTAACATTGCTGCAATTTGACTTCTGTTAAACCCAGGAGCCATTTTCTTAATTTGAGTTTCAATTTGTTTATCCATTCTTTTACAATTTATACATGCCATAGCATATTGGTTATTAATAAATATTATCTTTTAAAAAATCATTAGTGTTATATTTTCCCCCAACTACTTTCTACTTTTTGTTGAGTTCCTATATACATACTTCTTGTTTGTATTTCATTTCTTGCTTTGTTAGCTAATAATAAAGAATCAACTAAATCATCATGCATACCATTTGGGTGTGTAAATGATAGTTTACCATTTGAACCTAATTTATAAGTGTATAATGATAGTTCTTTATATAAATCTGGGTTTAATTCTTTACTGGGAAGATATACTACTTGATTTTCTATATCTTCTATTAGTGTTCTAACTATTTGTGTTTTACTATCTTGTGTTGTAGTAAATCCCTTTGCTTTACGAATTTCAGGTCTAACTAAATCAAACATTGCTTGTCCAATACCATTCGTTTCTACAAATCCTCCTGCGATGTTATATTGCTTGAGTTTAGAAATAAAGTGCGATGAGATTGAGGTAATGTTTTCACCATTTCTTTTCTCCACATAGAGA